TGCAAAGTCTAGTGATACTTCACCTGATAGTACCGGTGTTGGTACAACAGGATTTTCTGTTTCAGCAAATGCCGCGCCTGCGAACATTGTTGCTGCTAAAATGGTAAATACCTTGCGCATAATATATTTCCTTCTTTTTATTATGTGTTTCATAAAGCAAAGGGCAAGTTAGTGGCTTGCCCTTTCACTCTTTATTTATAACACATCATTCTGCTAAGACTATATTTATTAATATAATCTTAACAAGTGTGTTATTTGAGCAACATCACCCTCCAACATAACCTTCTTTAGGTCTATACCAATTTTTTTGATTATGTAAACTGCCTAAAAGTTCTCTAACTTCTTTTGTTTGCTCTAACGCATGTAATGCAGTTTCAATGAGTTCTAAATCTCTTACAGAGAGTTCAAATTGTGTATTGGGTTTCATGTGTGTCCTTAGTGTGTGGCACTTCTGTTGCTAGGCAGTACCCGCCCCCTTAATTATGCTGCTAGAGCGTAACCAGAAGGTGCAAAGTTATCGTTTGCATTTAGTTTAGTCGGTCTATTCGCGACCATCCGGTTAACTCCACTTCACTTTCACACCTGTCGATCCTATTTCTGCCCCATCATAAACACACGACTTGTGACTTTCGGTCCTTGTCCTATGCACAGGAAAGTAGGTGCATCTACTCTCATGTGTTTATGGTGGAGCAGTGCGGTACCGCCCCGCAGTCCAGTATGTGTCCACGTTGCTTCAACGCTAACAAGTATATTTATACACTACTCGGAGTGCTTTGTCAAGAAGTTTTTGGCAATATTTTTGCTATGTGTGATCAGCAGAATATTGTTGTTTTTATCTACTACAAGATATTTGTTATCTCGTACTTCTATATGCATACAATATTTATACTACCATTTCAGCATTTTTGTCAACCTTTTTTGAGATGTAACTGCATTCATTAGACGCAATAGTCTTTTACTATTTGCTTCTTCTGGACACCATTTGTTTTTTGTTTTGAATTGTTGTTTGCGTTCGTTAATTGCTGCAAACTCTCTACCTAGTAGTTTTTCTAGGTAATTTAAATCATCTTGGCTAAGATTTGCTATTTGACGGGATACCATTGTGTTTGTTTCTCCATGCTATTTCAAACTGGTCATCGTAGTCGTATAGTGGAGCGCCATTGGAGCCATCTGCCCATAGGCGTTTAAAGTATCCATCAGCACAATCTATTACGGTTTCGGGGGAAGCGTCAAGGTGACCCTTGACCATGTAAAACAATCTATATTCTTCTTTGAGATCTTTTAACATAATGTATTTACAAATATGTTACATTATTGCGCTAACATGGATTAAAAACTTTCAACAGTTATATCAAATAATTCTCCTAATGACATCTCTTTCATATCTGGATGTATATTATAAACTGTACCTAATGAATCACCTTTGTTTTCTAAACCAAACAATATATATAAATCATCATCAGTTAAATCTTGTTCTAGTTTATTTGCTGCCCAAATAGCAGATATTAAAATTAAACTGGTTTGTAATTGTATATCTTCAATTTGATTTAATCGAATGTAGTTGGTTGCTCGTTTTCTTGCTTTGTTATAAAATTCTACTCTTCTGCCAATGCTTAACAAGTATTCTTTAGATGTCATGTATTCCTCTTACATATTAACAAAGAAATAAGGTAAACTTCCTTTGTTGCTGATTGCATTTTCTAATTCATCTGGACGCATGTAATCAACACTGTGTCCGTCTCTTTTTACAGTAAACATCTCACCCATAACTTTATTTGAAAGCAAAACGCTTCCGGTAGCCTTTTCAAAAGAAATTGCTCTATACCTGATAAAATTTTCACCAGGGGTGTATTGTATTGGCAGAACGCCAAACTCTGATCTTATTTGTTTATAAATGTCGTCTACTGTGTTTATTGCCATAAGTACTTCCTCAATGTATTTATTACATTTCTTTCTTCTTGTCTTGAATCTCTTTACGGCGGAGAGCAATTAACTCTTTGAGTTCCTGCAATGCTTCTCTTGCACGAACTGCACTGGCTTTGACGCCAGCATCAAACTTTTCGCTTTCTTTTACATAGATAGAAAACGCTAGTTTAAGTTGTTCGTGTAAGTTACCATCATCCATTCACAATATGCTCGTATATTTCTTTCCAGTTTACTACTTTTTTCATACCAACTGGAATGCTATCATTCATGTTAAATCCGTGCTCAACTAAAATAGGATTAAGTCCTACATTGAGTCCGGCAATAGCATTTTCCATTTTGTCTTCAATCCAGTAATATCCTGTATCTGCATAATGCTCATCAAGATATTCGTCTTTGTCAGCACCAGTATCTAAACAAACAAGTTTACTAAATGCTGTTGGACCAAATAGTTTTTCAAGATTCATTTTACGCAATTTATAGGCACTAGGATCAAGACTCAAACTTGTAATACAATGGAATGTATATCCGTGTTCTTCGTGTAGTCGTTTTACATAGTACATTGCATCTCGCAATGCAGGTAGAAATCCAATTGCAGCACTTTCGTTAAAGATTTTTACTTTGGCTTTTGCTTCTGCCTTTGTAATTCCAAACCGTTCGCCTATATCATAATAGTGATTGCCGTTAGTGATTTGTTCATAACCATGTTGCTCCATCCAACAACAAAATGCATATTCCCAATTCAGTAGTACGCCATCGGCGTCGGTCAAGATAATTTTATTCATAGTTTGCCTTTCTAATTGCCTAGTGTAGTTTATATTACTATATGTATTGTTCTTTGTCAACCAATGCTGACTGTGCCGCTGCCGCCTGCTGCATCACCGCAAACATCTGCTGTATCGCCTGCTACTACAACCAACACTCCATTGATAGTAACTGTTGTGTTTCCAGAGGCTGATATTGTTTGAGCAATATGAGGAGCAGAACCGTGTGCAGCAACAGCACTGCCACTTACTACTACTGCACTACCATTTATAGATACTGTACTTTGTAGTGATGTTAGTGCGCCGCCTGCTGTATCGGCTTCGGTTGTTACTCCTGCCATTATTACTCCTTACAACATTGCAATACTGCTTGTGTTTGCAACGTATTGTTTTGCCATTTCACTGTCTGTTTTGTGAACAAAAACAATTGTATTTTTATTTAGTTTGAGTTTTGCACTAGGACTTGTAGTAAAAGTGTAAGGTCCTAATCCTAATCCTTGCTGTGTTACCATTACCGACATTGGTTTTTCAATTGTAATTTGCTTGTCATTCTCTTCAACAAAACGGGCCAATACTTCTTCGCCTGACACAGTACGAATAGTTATAGTATCATTTTGTTTGTATGGTGTTTCAATAATCATAGACTCCAACCTGTTCCGTTATAATTTGTTTCTTCTAAATATTGAGTTAACTTGTCGTGTCCGCCAATCTTTGTGCCACCAACAATAATTTGTGGGAAAGTTCTTGCACCCGGAAACGTTTCTAATATTTCATCTCGTGTAAAGTCAACATCAAGTTGCTTGTATACATAATCAAGTCCTCTGCTTTCGCAGGTTCTCTTTGCTGCTTCGCAATGCGGACAAGCAGGCTTTCCCCAAATTTCTATCATAGACTAAATCCTTTAAATGTATCTGTGCTGACGTCCTGTTTAGTGCCGCCGCTGACATAACTAGTTATCTCTGTTTCTTGTGGTGCTACTTGAACATCTGCACCCGAAATCCATTTTTGTGTCCAAGGAAGTGGATTAGCTTGTGGTACACTGTAAGGACTTTTTAGTCCTACGTTTGTCATACGTCTTGTGCAAATCCACTCAATGTAATCACTGAGCAGTTGTGTGTTAAGACCAATCATTGAACCATCTTTGAACAGATAATCTGCCCACGACTTTTCTTGATCTACAGCATCAACAAACATCTTAATACATTCTGCTTCTGTTTCCACTGCAATCTTTTCAAAGTCTGGATCGTCTTTCTTTAGAACTTTTAGCAACATCTGTGTACTTGCTAGGTGCAAGTTTTCGTCACGAGCAATTAGTTTGATAATCTTAGCGTTGCCTTCCATCTTCTTAAGTTCTGCAAACGCCCAACTACATGCAAACGATACATAGAAACGAACACCTTCTAGAATGTTTACGCTCATTAATGTAAGCCATAGTTTTTTCTTAAGATCGTATAAATCAACTGTAACTTTTTTGCCATTAACAGTGTGTGTGCCTACGCCTAACAAGTTGTAGTACATGCTGGTTTCAATTAGTTCGTCATAGTATTTGCTAATGTCACCTGCACAATCAACAATCTCTTCAATGTCCATCATTTCATCAAAGATTTTGCTAGGATTACTGTACACATTACGAATAATATGTGTGTAACTACGACTATGGATTGTTTCACTGAACGTCCAAGTTTGAATCCAGTTTTCGATTTCTGGCAAACTCACAATTGGAGCAAACGCTTCTACAGGAGCACGACCTTGCACACTGTCTAGTAGAATCTGTCTTTTTAGGTTTGACGTAAAAATATGTTGTTCATGCAATGTTAAACTTTTAAAGTCTTTGCCATCCTTGTAAATGTCAATTTCTTCAGGACGCCAAAAGAATCCTAATTGCTTATCAGTTAGTCCATCAAAACTTTTATACTTTAGTGTATCATATCGTTGAATAGTTGGACCACCTGATGGATCAAGAAATGCTTTTACTTTGGTGTGGTCGACTCTGTTTTCTACGTCAAAAACGCTCATAATTATATTATCCTTTTAACATTTTTTAAAATAATAACACGCCATTGCTGGCGTGTCAAGTTTTATATTACACAACTTTCACATTCGGTTGTGTCTTCGGATACTGATTCAATTTCATTAAATTCTGTAAACATCTTGCTTACATCAACTTCGCCTGCACCGTCGTTGGTGTTGAAGTAATAAAGTTGCTTGCCACCGTATTTGTAGAACATAAGCATGTGTTGTAACATTACACTCATAGGAATCTTTTCATCTTCGTAGAATGCTGGATTGTAACTTGTGTTAACGCTGATGCCTTGGTCAATATACTTTTGTAATACACTTACAATTTTAATATAACCTTCAGGAGACGTCTGTTCCCAAAGCAAATCATATTTGTTTTTAAGACGTTTGTATTCTGGTACAACCTGCTTTAGAACACCGTGCTTGCTTTGCTTAACCGAGATAAGCGAACGTGGTGGTTCAATACCGTTGGTAGCATTTGCAATCTGTGCTGATGTTTCACTTGGCATTAGTGCCATTAGTGTACTGTTACGGATGCCTGTTTCTTTTAATTGAGCTCTTAGACTATCCCAATCCATACGCTCAACGTGTGGAATAAGTTCGTCTAGGTCTTTTTTGTATGTTTGGTTA